CAATCCTGAGGTTTATACCCGGACTAGGGTGAGCGCTAGGAATCGAAATGGCGAATGGCTAGCTTTAACAGCCATTCCCTATAATACCTACGCTCGTACTTGGTTCGGTGTTAGAACGCCGAATTTTGGGAAGACGAAGCGAAAGATGCTGCCGGTTAACCCGCACAGCGTCCTCCTCTGGCAACAATCCGAACCCAGTCAATACCATGAGGAGTACTATATTCCTGATGGTTCCTTGAACTGGTGGGTTGAATACTTTGGCGATCCGGGAACTCTGAATCTCCCTGGCAGCATCTCTCATGATGAGAGGGCAAGATTCCAGGCCATAAGACGAATTATCGATCGCGCTGAGAACGGCATAGAAGGTAATGTCGCTCAGGACGTTGTACAGATGAAGCAAGTCGTGAATACCATGCAGACTAGCATGGAACGGATTGCTAAAGCTGTAAAGTACGTCCGGCAAAAGCACTACGCTGACGCGAAAGAGGTCTTATGGACTGGTAAAGCGGTACCGCGGTTCAAGGTAGGGAGGCATCCAGACGCAAGCCGGTCACTAGCTGATAATTGGCTAGCGTTCCAGTATGGCTGGAAACCTTTACTCCAAGATGTCCACGGTGCAGCCGAGTCGTTGTCGAAGTTTTATAACGACAACTACGACGTCCGCCAGGTGAAAGCGTCTGGAAAATCTAAGGATGTTAGTCGAACCGATATCGTGACTTATGATGGTCACGTTTCTGGTGTTCTACATACTACCGTAGAATCCCGGTGTAAAATCGGTCTCAGGTTTCGTACTGATAATCGACTTACCTCATTCTTAGCCCAGACGGGTTTTACAAATCCCGTGAATCTCGCATGGGAGGTTCTTCCGTACTCTTTTGTTGTCGACTGGTTCCTTCCCATCGGTCCCTGGCTCGAAACATTGAGCGCTTGGGATGGTTTAACCTTTATCGATGGGTTTCAGACTCAGTTTACGCGAAAGAGACATCAGGCTGTAATCAATTCTACCTGGAGATCAGGCAATTACGTCAAATACGTGGAAGGGGACTATGAGGCAGAGGGGATTAAGCTCGACAGGATTAAGTTACAAACTTTTCCTGCGGCGGTCTTCCCAACCTTTAAGAACCCAATTAGCACTATCCACGCACTAAACGCTCTTGCCCTAATGAATGCCGCGTTTCACGGGCATCACGTCACCGGGAGAGGTTGATCGAGATTACGGCTCCTTGATTTAATCAGGAGTTACTATGAGCGCATTTGCTCAGGTACTAACCAGCTCTATTCTGTCTCCCACTCTCTTGACGACGAGTGCGACGGTAGGGGCTGATTCAACGTTTGACCCCGTCGGATACATCCAACCGGGTGTCGCGAAATGGGAAGCTCGTGGCGGTGGAATTGCCATTGGCTACCCCTCCTTCACCGTGTCGGTACGTCCGCCGTCAAAGGCGAGCCGTATTTACAAGGTGACAGGTAAACTCTCCGTTCCGGTACTCGAAGCGATCTCCGGCGCCAATGTCGCAGGTTTGACACCTGCTCAACAAAAGGCGTACGAATCGACCGTTGTATCGGAGTTCATGATGCATGAGAGGTCGACAGCGGCAGAGCGATTGATTATGCTCAACCTCTGGCTTTCTCTCTTTGCAACAACCATCACAGCGAGCGATGGGACGCCGTCAGATTTGACGGCATCACCCCTTCGTACTGCTGTGCTGAACTACGAGAGGCCTTTCTAGGTCCCTTATAGCGAACAGGAGAGTCCCATGTCTTCTAAGAAGGATGGTTCCAACTTTCTAAAAGGAGTTGGCGTATTTCGCGTACCCCTGGATGCTACATCCGAGGCTATCGAGGATGTTCTTCAGTCTCTTGACTGTCCGCGGGCACTTACTGTTTGGCTCCTTTATAAAACAGGGGAGCATGAACAGTTAGCTAGCCTCAAAACAGTTGTTGCTCACTACAGTAATGTAGAGAGCTTCCGAGATGCTTACTGCGCTACCAAGCTGGTGTCTAAGGCGACCTTCTTGAGGTTACCCTACGATCCCAGCAAAGTAGCGTTTGAGAAGTTCGAGCAATTTGAGCTTCTCTGCAAGCAGACAAATCGTCGCTTTAAGGACCTGTCGCAGGACCCCTTGTATTCGGGTCCCGCCGTCTGGGTGCATAACGCAACCATTCGGAAAATTGACAGATTCCTCGGCGACTTTAGCGCTGAAGAGTTCTTTCTCGAGCCAGACTGGGGTCCTGGTGCCACGACTCTGATGAAGAGGCGTGAAGCCAGTCCAGTCAATAAGTTCCAATGTGAGATTGGAATAACGCGTGATCTCTTCGATCTTGTCCCTACTGAGGTTCTCAGCTCTGTGTATCCGGGCTGGGCATCTCAATTGGTTGAAAGTAAGTTTCCAAACTTTCAACTTGGTAACAAGATTATAACTGTGCCGAAGGACGCAGCTACGGATCGGGTTATTGCCGTGGAGCCAGGTGTTAATCTCTGGTTCCAGAAGTCTTTAGGCAATATGATTCGCAAGCGCCTTCTTCGGGGTGGTATCGACCTTCGCTACCAGAGTA